ATAACTTTGCTTTCACTTTGGTTTTGCCTTTTCTGAGGACTCTACCAATACTCTGTAAGTTACGAATACGAGATTTGGATGGAGAGGCAAATATTACATTGTGAAGGTTCTTAATGTTGATGCCTGTACTGAATGTACCATAAGAAGCAACAATAATCGCATCTTCTTCTGATTCTGTGATAGCTCTTACTTGTTCTCTATCTTCAGCGTCTACACCACCATGAATAAAGAAGACTTTTCTGCCTTCCTTAACTTTTTTATTTAGCATTTCAAAAAGCACAGCACCGTGTGCTTCAACTCTACTGAACAAGATAAGAGTGTTTCCATTTAAGTCATCAGCAAGATTGACAATAAATTTATTTCTTTTTTCATTTCCAATCAAAAACTGAATCTCATCTTCATAAGTATCAAACTTTTGTGGTTTGTATTTAAGAATCAAACATTGAATATCAAGAGTAGCTAGGTGACCTTCATCAATAAGTTTTTTGGTTTGAGTGACTTTATATGATGGACCAAAGAGACCCTCTAACACCCATTTATGGGTCTGTGTGCCATCTAAAGTGCCTGTGAACCCATATCTATACTTGGCATGGTGTAACTTGTCCATAATACCAATAAGAGACTTACTTTTAAAAAGGTGAGCCTCATCACCAATCACTACATCATATTCCTCAAAAAATGATCTTTCTAATTGATAGACAGACTGCCACGTAGTGATAGTAACATCACTGGTATTGACTCTCTCCCTACCAGCATAGATCCTGTGGCAGTGATTTTCAGCTTCCCACCCATAGTCCTGGAAGTCCTTAAACATCTGCTCTACAAGGGACGTAGTAGGCACTATAAGGAGGATCTTCTTGCCAGCATTTACAAAGTATCTGACAATGGTGTAAATCATAAATGACTTACCAGATGCTGTTGGTGAGATTAAAAGTTTTCTATTATATCTTAAAGCATCATAGACTGCTTCAATCTGATAATCTCTTGGTTGAAGATGAGTAATAGATGCCATAAAGTCTTTGACACCTTCCTCTGAAATCATCTCATTGACTTCAAAGGGAAGACCATAGAACTTGTTATTTTCAAACTTATATGAATATCCTGCTGACTCACAGAACGCAACAATCTTATCCAGAAGACCAACATAGATCCTCTTTGTTTTCATATTAAAGAGGTGAACATATCCATCCCAGTACTTGCTTCTGTACTGTGGCATGAACTTAGCTGAAGGAACTTCGAATGTAAATCTGTCCCTCAATTCATATTCAACATGAGGTTCAGTATCTATTTTTAAGTATACCTCATTTACCTTTTGAATAACAAGGTCTGCCATCAAAACATATCATCACTAGAAGATATTTATTATCCCAGTCCAGATGAAAATCTCATAAATTCGATGGCATTTTTAATTTGATATGTTCTATTGGATATTTGCTTCAGTATCTCTTCAAGATAGTTTAACATAGTATCATAGTAATCAATCTTCAATGATGCTGTTGAGAGTTTTTGATCTGCATCAAGATACTTCTGCATAGTATCCTTGTCTCTGATCTTTTTAGGAAAAGGGTCCTTTATGTAAACATCAGGATCTGCTTTCCCTGAAAAGTATTCATATCTTTCGTGTCTGATGTTTTTTCTTTGCTGTTCTGCCTTTTTTCTCAGTAGAAAGATATTATTATACAGTTCATAATATTTTGAGTGAAGAACAGGAATATTCAAAGATTCTGTATGTAAATTATCAGGGTCAATCTTTGAATCATCCTGCCACATTTTTTGGATTGTCTCCAAATCAACCATTAGCAGCAACCAATATCACGAATATGGTATATAGTATACTTGAATGACACCTCTGCTGTAAAGTAATCCATATCTGCCACAGTGGCATCAAACTGAAGTGTACTCAAAGAATATGGAAACAAGTCTTCAAAGACAACTTTGAAGTTAGGATTGCTCTGAGCATCCAGTACAGTCAAAGTTCCATCTGAATAGATATTCATTCCAGTTTGTAAATCTGGATTAGAAACTCCAACTGTCTGCTTTTGTAAATCATAGATTTGATCCAAAGATTCAGGAAAACCAAGTCCTCTAATCCAGTTTTGAATCTCCATATAGTTTTCAAGATTTTGATCAACTAAGAATCTCAAAGTCAAATCTTCAAAATCAATGATTTCTCCTGGTTGAGGAATATCCTTTAAACCTGCTGTGGGTTGATTTGTTGTCCTCAATTCCATAGCAGGAATATTCACAGCATTGCCAAAGAAAGCAACACTTGGTGCTCTAGTGATATTAAATCTAAAACCTTGTGGTTGTAAGAAATTTCTATCAGCAATTTGATTTCTAGTCAGAACACCAGCAGTGGTTCTAGTTGGTTGCCTAGTTCTAACTTGTGCTGCTGTTGCTGTAGGTCTTATTTGTGGATTGCCAGCCATATCCTTTTTGACTATTTATTAAAAGACATAAAAAAAGGAGGTCCTTGTGGACCCCCCAGTATAGCACAGATGTGCAGTGAATCACATAAGATTCTTGACTGCAACTCTTCTGTAGTAACGGTTCTGGTTGACTGTAAGAGCACCCAGTCCCTGTCTTGTTCCTTCTGCGAATGGGTTAGCAACAATACCATATCTGGTCTTGAAGCCAATCTTGGGCTGGAAGGAGTTCTCACCAACGGCACGAACCATTTGGAGAGGAACATAAGGACAATAGAACAGACCTGCGTCATAAGGTGAAGAACCCTTATAACCAACAACATAGTACTGGTTGCCACCATTGGTAGCAGCATTAGCAGCACTCAGGTTTGCAGCATATGGGTCAATGTAAACTCTGAACTTACCATTGATGGTTCCAGCAAAGGTGTTGCCAGTGTCATCAACATTCAGGTTTGCATTCAGTGCAGGGGTGTAGTCCAGGATGCCTGCCATGGTCAGTGCAGAAGCAACATCAGCAGAACAAAGGATGATGTTACCCTTTCCTCTACGAGTTCTCTGTGCAATAGCATTTGCATCTCTTTCGATCTGGAACAGAAGTCCTTTGAACTTCTCAACAGACCATCTACCATTGGAGTCAACATCCAGGTCGAATGTACCAGCGGTAGCAGTGTTTGAAACAGCACCTTGCTCAGCAACCTTATAGATGGTTCTGATGACTTCTCTGTTGATCTCTGCGAGGATCTCAGTAGAGAGGATGTTAGCAAGTTCTGCTTCAGCATTCAGACCATGAATTGCCTTCAGGTCTTGTGCCAGTTCCAAGGAGTACTCAGCCTTGAGTGCTCTTGACTTAGCAGTAACAGTGACTTTCTCAATCGAGAATGCCATCTGGTTGAATGCATTATTACCTGTGTTCAGGTTTTCTGCATCACCAGTCTGCATACCTTGACCAACGTCGTATGCAGTAGAGGAAGCAGATCCAACAGGGTTCAGAACTGAAGGGTTGGTGCCTGACTGGGAAGTAGTACCCATACCAGCAGCAACATCAGAGAAGCCACCTGTGAGATCGAATCCTGCATCCTGACCAGAGAATGCTGAATCAACTTCATTGTAGAAGGTCTCAGCGCCACTCTGATTGGTGTAGCGGGAACGCATTGCGAAGATCAGTCCAGTAGGACCAGACATTGGCTGAACACCTGCCAGGTCATAAGCGACCAGGTTAGGCATTGAGCGTCTGATCAGGGAGATCAGGACTGGATCAAAACCAGCAACAGGACCTGCTGCGGTTGCACTACCAGAGAAACCAGCAGGATTAGATCCAGCTGAGTTGGTAGGTGCTTCCATCAGGTTGATGCCTGAATTGAATGCTGATTCCTCTCTCAGGAATCTTTCTTGGTTTTCCAGCAGGACTGCAGTAACAGCTCTTCTGTGTGAATCCTTGATTGAATCAAGACCTTCATAGTCAAGAAGAGGTGCCCACTTTTCCTGCAATTGTTCTGATTGGAACATTTGCGTTTACCTATATGTTAGTGTGGTTTTGTTTGAATTGTATAAAATTCAATTTTGCTTGAAAGCACCCAGTGCTCTCATGTATGACTCCATTCCTGATGCAACAGGAGCGGTTGTGCTGTCTACACCCTCAGAGAGGGTTTGAGTAGCAGAGGTAGATGCTTTAGCGGCAGGAGTTCTGGAGAAGTATGACTCCTTCAGAGTTTCCAGCTTTTCACGATATTCTTCTTCACTTTCAAACTCAACACTTTCGGCAAGTGAAGCGAGCTTCTCTTTCTGGGTCTGTGCAAGACCTTCAGAGACTTGATCAAGAACTGAAACTGCAGTTGACTCAGCGAGTCTCTTGTTCAGATTGATGTTCTTGTCAATTTGCTCATTGAGCTTGGTCTCCATTTCATCAAGTTTTTCTACCATGCTTTCGAGTACATCATATTTCTCTTCAGGGATTGTTACATAATGTTCTTCAAAAAGACCCTTCATTCCAGCAAGGAATGATTCAGTCATTTCAGTCTTAAGACCTGCTTCAACAGCAAGTTCATTCTCGGTCATCCACTCTTCGCAGACATACTCAAGATAAGAATCGACTCTTTCAGTCAATGTCTCCTTAAGACCTTCTTTTTCTTCTTCCAGTCTTTGCTCAAATTGAGCTTCCAGGGTTTCCTGGATTTCTTTGATCTTGGAGTTCAGAGCAGCCTCAAAGATAACCTTTGCCTTTTCTCTGAACTCCTCTGAGAGTTCCTCACCACCGAGCAGTGCATTGACATCTTCTTCAATGTCAACACCATCTTCAACTTCTTCTGCTTCAGCAACAGTCTCTTCTACCTGCTCCTCTTCCAGGATCTCCTCATCAACTTCTACTTCTTCAGCAGTTGCTTTTGACTTTTCCATTGGCATTGCAGGCTTGGCACCCTTGTTGACTACATCGCTTACAGTTTTGATCTTAGGCTCTCTAAGCTTTGCAGAATCATTATCTGGCTTGTAGTTTTCAGGGGTAGGTCCACCCAGATCTTCATAAGATCCAGTTTGACCAGGTGTGATGTTGCTAATTTGCTGTTGTGCTTCTGCGGGTTTAGCGTTCGAGTTCACAGCAGTTTTAGATTGCTCCATTTCTTGTAAATCTCCACGAGACATTTGGACTCTCCGATTAACCTATGTATAATCTATATTTATTTATAAATTTGATATTTCTGTTACAATCAGAGATTGTTCAGAAAATCATTGAACAACTTGACTTTTTGTTCATCAAGTTGTTTTTGTGTTACTAAAGTGTTGATAGTTTTGTATGTTTTACGAGCAGCAGCCTCTCTGAGAATGCCACCATCCCAAACCCAATCCTTTCCTTCCATGATG